TATTATGCAGATATAACTAAACTATATCGTGATGAATCTAGAGCATATTTAGAATCAAAAGGATATGAATTAGTAGTATCAAATATATCTCCAAATGATAATTGCCCATATGAAGATTGGTGGGTTCATCCGGATTTAGTAGATCGAAAAATTATTGATCGAGTAAAAGATAATAGTAACACAATAAAACATGCAAAAAAATTCATGTTAAAATAAAGGAAAAAATGACAAGAAAACTGGACAATGAACATCTAGAAGAAATTCAATCTCTACGAGATGGATTTGCAAAAAATTCAAGCACATTAGGAAATATTGCAATTGAATTGCATGTATTAAATCGTCAATTAGAAATTATGAACGCGGAACAAACAAAGTATTTAGACCAATTCGAGTCTTTGAGAAAACAAGAATCGGATCTATTAGAAAAGATGCGCGAACGTTATGGCGAAGGACAAATCAATATTGCTGACGGAACATTCACACCTGATTCAGGTTTAGCACAATAAACACATATTTATATAAAAAAATCATAGGAGTATTAAATGGCAGAAAGAATAGTATCACCCGGCGTGTTTACGAATGAAGTAGATCAATCGTATTTAGCAGGTGGAATTGCACAAATAGGTGCAGCGATTGTAGGTCCAACATTAAAAGGACCTGCACTAATTCCTACTCAAATATCATCTTACGGAGAATTTGTTAGTAAATTTGGATCATATACAGATGATTCATATGTACCATTCGTTGTTGAAGATTATTTGAGATCAGGAAATGTAATTACAGTAACACGTTTATTGTATGAAGATGGTTATAAATTAACCAATGGTGGTTTAGCAATTCTTGCTGAATCTAGTTCTACATCAGGAACAACGAAAATTGTAACTCATGTATTACATCCAACTTTACCGGTAACAACCGATGGAGCGTCAAATGTATTTGAAAAGAGTGCTTTATCATCAGGAGATCCTGGAAGCAATGGTTCATTCACATTAACGTTGTCAGGATCATTTGCTGCAGCACAAGACAATGCAATTGGGTTTTCATCATTTACGGCAGGGAATGGTGCATCTATCCCATTGTCAATTGTTAGCTCAAATAATAATTATGTGTCTACAACATTAGGTAATTCACCGAAATCAATTCAATATCCAGTTTATGTTCAATATGAAAATCCAACTGCAACATCAGCATTTGCAACACTTGCACATGTAACAATGTCATTGGCTTATTTACCGTCATATGAATTAGTTCAAGATTATAATGTTGCAACTACACCATGGATTACATCGCAAAAACAAAGTGGAACGGCAATTAACTTGTTCCGTTTCCATACATTGTCTCATGGTACAAATGTTAACTACGAAACTAAAATTGGTATTCGTGATATTGTAACTTTACCAGAAGCTGTGACAGGAGAGTATCCAACATTTACAGTTGAAATTCGCAGAGTCAATAATGCAAACTTACCAGCAGCTCAACCTTATTATGGTTTAGTTTCTGATACAGACGAATCCCCTGCAATTGAAACATATTCAAATGTAAACTTAGATCCAGCATCGCCTCGTTACATTGCTCGCGTTATTGGTGATAAAGTTAGAACAATTGATAATGATGGTAGATTATCAATCACCGGAGATTACGAAAATTTATCAGCATATGTACGAGTAGAAGTAACAAATGCAGTTAAAAACAAAACAAATAACAGTGCATTGATTCCATTTGGTTTCCGTGCTGTTACATCTCCAATTCCAAATGCATCTGCTTCATTCAATTTAAAAGAAGCAACATATACAACTTCACAAGTAGGTTCGACGGGAATTAGTACCAATACATATTTTGGATTTAATTTCTCAGTAACAAACAACTTGAATTATTTAGCACCGATTCCAACATCGGGATCGACTACAGGAAGTAATACTGATTTCTATTTAGGTGATGTAAGTCAAGATGCAGCATTAGGATTCCCTTCAAGTGCACCATATTCATTGTCATTGCAAGGTGCATTGACAGGATCAACAATGTCTACCAACGTTGCATTATCAACACGTAAATTCATTGTACCATTCCAAGGCGGATTTGATGGAGCTAAACCTAACTTGAAAAAATATTCAGGTGAAAATATTACTGCAGCAAATACATTTGGTTTTGCATGTAATTCAACTACATCGGCCGGAACAATTGCGTATAATAAAGCATTTGCGTTGCTAAGCAATACAGATTATTATGATATGAACTTGTTGGTAACACCAGGTATCATTCATAGTTTGCACCCAATTATTACCAATGCAGCTCGTAATTTAGCTGAAGCTCGTCAAGATACATTCTATGTAATGGATTCAAACGCAATAACAGATTCACTTACAACAGTAGCAAATCAAGTATCAACATTAGATAGCAGTTACACATCAACATATTGGCCATGGCTGCAAATTCGTCGTCCTGATAACAATGTTGCAATGTTTGTTCCACCATCTGTAATGATTCCGGGAGTATTAGCATTTACAGATCAAAATGCAAATCCATGGTATGCACCAGCTGGTTTGAATCGTGGTAGTTTAACTGCAGTTAGTGCTACGAAAATTAATTTGTCACAAGCTGATCGCGATACATTGTATAATGCTCGTGTTAATCCTATTGCGAACTTCCCTAATGAAGGCGTAGTAGTTTGGGGTCAAAAGACTTTACAGGCTCGCCCAAGTGCATTAGACCGTGTAAATGTACGTCGTTTGTTGATTGCTGTTAAGAAATATATTGCATCTTCAACTCGTTATTTAGTATTTGAACAAAATACTGATGCAACAAGATTGAGATTCTTGTCAATTGTTAATCCATATTTAGAAAATGTGAAAAACAAACAAGGATTATATCAATTTAGAGTTGTTATGGATCAATCAAATAACACACCGGATTTAATTGATCAAAATATTTTATATGGTCAAATTTTCCTTCAACCAACCCGCACTGCGGAATTTATTATTCTAGATTTCAATATTCAACCGACAGGAGCTAGCTTCCCGGTTTAGAATAATGAATAACATTTTAAAAGAAAGGTAGGACTTAGGTTCTACCTTTTTTACTTTGCCAATATTTATATAAAACAAAAAGAGGAACATAATGGCATTAACACCAACCTTACCGGATATTAGCCAAAGCGATTTATTCGATACTGCATTTTCGTGGGAACCGAAATATGCTAATAGATTTATCATGCAAATAGCTGGTACTAATATACCTGCGTATTTAATTAAAGCTGCAGCTCGTCCGTCTATGACGAATGGCGAGATTGTTTTAGATCACATCAACGTTGACCGCAAGGTTAAAGGAAAAAGTCGTTGGAACGATGTTTCAATCACATTGTATGATCCAATTACAAGTGAAGGCGCACAAGCAGTAATGGAATGGGTACGTTTCCACCACGAATCATTAACAGGTCGCGATGGATATTCTACAGATTACAAACGAAACATAGAATTCTATGCATTGTCTGCATTAGGTGAAAAAATTGAAAACTGGACATTGCAAGGTGCTTTTATTTCTGAAGCAAATTTTGGTCAAATGGATTGGGGAACAGAAGAAGCTGTAACAATTGAATTGACATTGAAATATGATTACGCAATATTGCAATACTAAGAATTGCATTAATATGGGGGCTAAACACCCCCATTTTTTATGTTCGCACATATTTATAATAAAGTTATAGGAGTTAAAATGAGTGGAATGACAGACCGAGTTGCAAATCAAGATCTAATACAATTAGCAAAGGCTCAATACGAGCAACAAAAGCGTAGTACAATACCATCAGAAATTATTAAATTAATAAGTAACGGAATGGTATATCCTAAAGATCATCCACTTCGAAGTGGAACTATTGAAATGCGGTATATGACTGCATATGATGAAGACATTTTAACTAACCCATCATATATGCGAGAAGGCGTTGTTTTAGATAAATTATTAGAAGCATTGATTGTAACGCCTGTTGATTATTCAACTATTTCTAAAATTGATAAAAATGGATTAATTATTGCCGCACGTATTTTAAGCTATGGCAAAGATTATCCAGTTACTGTTATTGATCCTAAAACTGGCGGTACATTGAATCGCATAGTAGATCTAACAAAATTAATACCAATTACATTTGATTTACAATCCGATGACAAAGGCGAATTTAATTATGTTTTAGATAATGGCACAAAATTAAAATTTAGATTTTTATCTACAGGTGATGGAGAAAATTTAAAATTATCTGAATTTTTAGAACATACACTAGTGCAAGTTAATGATTCTAGAAAAATAGACGATATTAAAAACTTCATACGATATGAATTTTTAGCTATAGACTCAAAAAAATTCAGAACCCATGTAACTTCTAATATACCAGATTTAGAATTAAAATATGAATTCGAAGGTGAAGACGGAGGCGCCTTCACTGCAGGGTTTCCAATTAACACAGACTTTTTTTGGTTTTAAACCAGAAGACCGCGTTCAACTGCATGAAAGTCTTTTTGATTTAGTGTGGCATGGTGCTGGGCGATGGGATTGGAATACATTGTATACCATGCCTGTTTATATTCGTAGATTTTGGATATCTAAAATCAATAAAATGCAAGACGAAGCCGCCGCTGCACGAGAAAAAGTTAAAGCTAAAACGAAAAAGCCAACAATCATAAAATCTCCATTGTAAATATTTATATAAAATGAGAATGATTTTATGAACAATCAACTACAACTTATTGCTAAATTAAAACAACAGCCTAAACAAGGTCTCCCACCCGCCAACGATTCTGCTTTTGATTTATTAAAAAAACAAGCTAGAGATTTGTATAAAGAATTTGAGACTGGCGGAAAAGATGTAGTACGAGCATCTGGATTTACATTAGTCGGCGACGCAGCTATTGATGCATATGAAAAAGTTAATATTCTTGAAAAACAAAATAGAAAATTATCTGAATCATTCGGTGTAAACACAATTCGTGCAGCACAATTAAGTAAATCATTTGATACATTAGGCATAAAACTCGGCATTAATACAGACAAATTAAAAATGTACGCTGGCGAATTAAAAAAATTATTTCCAGGTCAAGCAGCATATTTAGAAAATGCCAAAGGTTTTGGCGAACGAATTAGCAAACAGCTTGACTTAATGCGAAATAAAATGGGATTAAGTGCAGAAGTGACCGAAGGCTTTATTCGAAATCAAGCTTTATTATCATCAACATCGGCTGATAATTTTGATGAAGTCGGAAATCAAATTGCTGAATTTTCAGCGGGACTACGAGGTTCGTACGAAGGAGCATTTTCTGATATTACTGAAGCAATCGGTAATTTAGATGCTGAAACTGCAGCTGTCTTTGGTCGCAAAGGAATTGGAAACTTATCCGAAGCAGTATTAGGTGCAAAAAAATTAGGAGTTGAACTTGGTAAAATATTAGCTACTGGTACTGGGTTTCTAGATGTAGAACAAGCAATTGGTAACGAAATTGAATTGCAAATGTTAGGTGCTAAAGATTTAAATATTTCTGCAATTCAACAAGCAAGATTATCTGGTAATGCTGCCGAGCTTACAAAAGAGTTAACAAACTATTTGATGGCCAATGGTGAGGCAATGAAAGAAAATCCATACCTTTTACAAAAATCAGCCGAAGCATTAGGATTTTCAAATTCTGAATTATTAGAAATGTATGCTAATCTTAAATTAAATGGTAAATTAGAACAGGAATCGTTAAGTACTGCTGAAGCCCGTACCGAACAAATAAAACAAGACATAGCTGCAGAAAACGCAAAACGTATAGCTATAGGTCAAAATGCAATGAATACCCGAGAGGAAGAGGAATATTTAGCAAATATGCAATCCGAATCTGACAAAGAGCGAGATAAATATCAACAAGAATATGCTAAAAACTTAAATGAAAAAAAACCAGGTGAATTAGATCAGGTAGGTCAAGTAATGAACTTAGCTGCTAGATTTGACAAGTCAATGACAGATGCAGCGGGATTAGCTGACAAAGTAGTAACAGCATTAAATGATAGTACCACATTAAAAGCATTAATGGGTGCCGGCGGGTTTTTGACTACATTGCAGTCATTTATTGAAAGTTTAAAAACTGGAAAAACAGATGTACCTGGCGTAACTAATACCGCTAAGTCAGTAGGCGATGTATTCATCCCTGCAGGCGGAGCAAGTTCTGTTATATCAGGACCAAAAGGGTCATTCTCTTTAGA